TTAAATCAAAGGCTGATTATTCGTATTTCGTGCAAGAAAAAACACTAAGACTAATGTTGGGGGAAATGGTTGCATGATCAACTTTTTACGCAAGCTGTTTTGTATTCATGCTTTCGAGTATGAGGCAGATATTAACGGGGATGAGTTTAAGGTCTGTCGGAAATGCGAGAAGGAGTGTGAATGTGAAAGCGATTGAATTTGTTAAAAAGTTTGGTTGGGAAGAAGCCAAAATAATCTGTAATGGTGTTTTTACAGGTGTGGTTTGCTATAAGTGGGTAGAATTAAATATTGATGACCTAAAACGCCTCGTTGAAAGTCACGAGTTGGTTGCATCAAGAGGCGGTTTGTGTGCGGCGAAACATGATTTAATAACGCTTCAAAAGCACCTAAACAACACTTTCGGCTGGGCAAAAATTACCACGTCAGAAAAGATTGACCGCTTAAAGCAAGCCATCGCAGACGTTGAATCCTGTCAGTGAAGCAGCCTAAGCCACTCCATCTGACCAAACCAACTTAAACCGATCATTAAACCCTGTGTAAACGGGGTTTTCTGTTCCTGCAATATCAACAAATCCAAATTGCCCGATCGGGTTATTGTCCTGACAAATTCGATTATAAATCAAAGGCTCGTTGTCTTTCACGATACTCAAGAAAGTTTGACCCAAACGATAACTCAAAGTCAGCTCATAATCCGAACCGCCAAGCGTTACGCCAAAAGTCTGATTCGGGACTTGCTGTAATGGGATTTCTAGGATCATAGTTATACTCCAAATCTACTTCCAATAAAGTCACGACCTTGCTTGATCCACGATGCGCCCGATGCATCTTTCGGCTGCACATTACCACCATCCACAGTTTTTGCATCTTCGGGAGCAGCAACTTCTTCAAATGAATAATTTACTTTCACTTCGCGCACTTCCTCAAGTTGAACATTAACCACGATAAGCTGAACGCCTTCCTGTGCTGACCGCGCATAGTCCACGCCTGTAATACACATATTGCGATGCACAAATTCAGGGCTAATCACGTAAAACTTTAAGGTACTGCCTTCATAAGCAAGCAATTGAGCCAAGAATGCACCGCGTTCCAGTGAGCTGCCCGAACCCTTCGACATTTGCACAACTGCTTGAGCGGGATTTGCAACCTTGTTATAGGATGCAAAAGAACCTTGTTCAATTGGAGCGTTCGCAATAGAGCTTGCCGCCTGATACGAAATTCCTAGCACGTTGTCAGCAAGCAGCACAGGAAGTCCGAACTCATTAAACAAGCCCCACACGTTGCCGAAAATTGCCTTAATCAATGCAGACCCACCCAGACCGATTGCAGCGTCAACCCCCGAAGAAGCTAACCCTCCAAAGTCTGGGATTTTTGGGAATCCTGAAATCATGTGTTTAGTCCTATCGAGTATTGATAAAAGTTATTGTTGTTTAGACCTTTGATAGCGTCCTCCATTGTGCCTGTTAAGGTGCTTGCAGTTGTATTAACTTCAATTTTATTCACCTTAACATCAACCTTGTTGCTGTTGGTGGTGCTTGCAGGTTTGGCAATACTTGCAGGGATTTGGTTTTTTGGCATAGTGGCTTGTGCTTGGGCTGCACCCATAGATATTGGCATGGATTGACCCGCCATAGCAACATTGAAGGGTTTTGGCATTTTCCCTCTATCTGCCGATGGTGTTCCGTGAACATGGATATCTTTTCCTGCACCAAAAACCTGACCCGATGCTTTGGCTTGTTTCTCGACTTCACGCACCCAAGCCTTTGTTGATGCGCTTGCTTCATCAAGATAATTCGGATTTGCGTAAGATACATTTTCACCCACGCTTGATTCTCGACCCATTGCCCTTTGTGCAAGATATTCTCGAACAAACTTCTCCATTTTCGGTGAAACTCGACTCATTGGAACATTTTGAACACTTCCGTACGCTCCCTTTCTAGGGGCGTTAATGTCTGAAAAAGCCCATCGCTGATTTGCAACACCACGAACCCCTTCACCAAACTTGCCCGATGCTGTTCGGTTTAGGATGGTATCAACAACTCCAGCAGCTTGTTTTTCAAAATCACCACCCTTCAAGCTACCAACCACCTCAGTTGATGCCACTTTCATAATATCAACAACATCTTGCTCACTTAACGAAAGTGTATTCCCGTGTGCTTTAGTGGTTTTCGCAGGTTCACCTTTGCTACTTTTTTCGTTCAAGACGCTCGTATTGCTCAGAGTCCCCACAGGTTGTCCTGTTGCAATATCCGCTGCGCCTGTAGCTCTCTCCCACACTGCATTAGCAAAATCTTTAATGTTATTAACATAGTTCTTTTCCATCTCCCATGCTTCTGCCATCGCCCCTTTAAAATCCCCGCTTGTCAGCTTCCCTAGGATTGACGCATACCCTTTGAGTGTAGGGATTGCAAATTTAACCATGTCGGCAGATAAATTAACAAAACCGTTACGCAGGCTTGTCAGTGAAACACCGTTCTCATCAATAAAACCTTTCAGCTTGAGCCATGATTTACCGTCGGAAGCAACTTCTGACCAAGACTTATAATCCCCAATCAGATGCAAGAATCCTTTGCCTAAGTTCTCAGTCGAGATTTTAGCATTATCAATGTAGCCGCTAAATGCACCCCAATTAAACAGACTTTCCCCACCTTCTGCCCACACCTTGTAATCATTATACAAAGCAATAAATGCAGCAGCGAGCAGACCGACTGTCAGGATAAATGGAGCAAATGGAGCCATGAACAGTAATGCAGCAACCAAAGCCTTACCAAGTAATGGAACAACCAACATGCCTAAGAATAACGCCATGCCCTCAAATACAGTTTTAACCGTTTTTTGATGACGTTGCAGGAATTCAAAGAAACGCAAGGCAATATTGGATAACTTCACCAACAATGGAATAATTGCATTACCCATCATCAATTTCATTGAATCCCAATGAGCACCCAATTTAGCCTGATTCTCGGACAGTTTACGGCTTGCTTCCAGTTCCTGTTTATTTGAGGTATACATTTGTTTGTGATAATCGACCATTTCCTGCATCGCATCACGACCTTGTAAAAGGGTGTTAATTGTCCCTTCATCAAAGCCAAGTTTCTGCCCCATCAAGAAAGCCTGTTCTCTGTCCATTTTAGACATTGAATCTGCTAAATCGAGCATTACATCGTTCGTACCGCGAACCTTGCCTTGAGCGTCCACCATACTCACGCCGAGCGTATTAAACATTGGAAGCATGGAAGATTCGCCAGTCATGGCAAAATCATTCATGGAGCTGTTTAGGGCCTTCATATCCCCTGCCATGCCTTGAGCCGACCCACCCATAGCAGCCGCAGCACCTTGCCAAGCCTTTACCTCACCCGATGACATGCCTAGATTTTTCGACAGGAAGTTCAGCTCGTCATTGGCTTTGCGTGCTTCTTCTGCAAGTTTAAGCAAGCCTGTGCCAGCAGCAATTACAGCAGTAAGGCCTGCAACGCCTTTGACCGCTTTACGCAAGCCACCCACTAAACCATCAAAACTTTTATTTGTCTTGACGGATTGCTTTTCTGTGTTACCTAAGCCTTTCTCTAGCTTTTCATTTTTCTTTACCGCGTCATCCGCTTCTTTGCTATACCCCTTTGCATTCAACAAGAGTTCAACAAATATTTGCTCGACTGTATTGCTAGCCATTTCCGCTTAACTCCTGTTGTAATTCCTTAATGCGTAATTCGTTTTCTTTTGCAACTTGATGCACTTCAATAATATCTAAGGCATCCTCTAGGCTCAATACAGAATCAAGCTCCACATACGAAACAAGCCCTGTTTGTAGGGCTTGAAACACGGTAGAGGATACGTTCAGACTTTTAACGAGTGCGTCATCTTTCAATGGCAGCCCTGTTCGTTGCCCTAGGTCTGTGAACTGCCGTCTGCTAAAAAATCAATGTGGAGCAAGAAAGACTCTTTTCGCAGCATCCAAAGTGTTTTTAGGTCTTCAATTTCATCATCAATGCTTAGCATTTGACGAACTACACCACCACTAGAAATGACTTGAGCGCAATCATTAATCAATTGATCAAGTAATTCTTGACCAACAGTTTCGGTTACATTGCCCAAGCCTGCGATTGATACGCGAGCAATTTCCAACATGCCGCCCATTGGGTCAATCTTTGGAGCATCACCCACGCCCATAGTGTCAGCGATCAAGCCGAAGTTCACACCGCCAACATCCACCCCACCGCGAAGCATGGCAAGTAAGGCAGTATTCGCCCATTTATCCGCACGAGTCACAGGCATTTCCGTGATAAGGAAAGATTTCCCCTCATCACGCCCTGAATCAATCACCAATGTTTTAGTTTTACGAGCCATTAAGCAATATCCTCAGGTGCGAAGTTATCCATATCCCAAACAAATTGCGTACCTGCAAGCATTTTTTGCGCTGTCACACCCGATGGTGTAGTGACTAAAAAGCCCGAACCTGCATAACGTTTTTTGATTGACGGATAGGTAACATCAATATCCCAAACCAAAGCGTCATTTTCCACGTTAGCATTATAAGAAAGGTACTGGTCCATAACAGTTTGAGCGTTTGAGTTTGGCTCAAAGTAAGCTGTAAACTGTGCTGTGTTATTGACTTTACCGCCGCTTAATTTGCCGTCGATACCCATGCGAGTCTCAGCGATTGTGCGGTCACCAAAGCTAGTCGAGTTATCAGGCTGAAAGCCGTTTAAGGTCACGTACTGATCAAACAATCCCTTACAACGTACACGAAAGATGACGTTAGCGGACGTTAAAGTTTTAGTATTCACTGTCATTTTATAGTACCGCCGTAGAAGTCATGTTGATGCCTTGGATAGAACCGCCATCCGCATAGAAGAATTTAGCAGGGAAGCGTTTACGTGCTGCGCCTGCAACATTAACCGCATCGCCCACATACATATACCAGCCAGTCAATTCAACTTGCTGCGCTGCTGTTTGGCTATTGGTTTCACGATTGATCACCGATTTTTGTTGCTCGGTTAATTTCATGCCTGCAACGATACCGCCAAACGATTTACCGCTATTGATGCGATCTTGGAAGATTGCACGGTATAAAGATTTGCCGTTTTCATTCGGTGGAATGGATTTGTATTGCTGTAAACCGATAATGCCGTCCAATTGGAATCCTTGATTTAACCAGATTTGGAAAGCATAGGTATCAGCCCATGCAAATTCGCCTGTAACAATCGAGTTACGCATAAACTGGAAGCGGTCATTTGCAGTCGCCCATGCACCATAAAAAGCGTATCCGTTTACTTCGAGTGCTTTAGCATCTTGCTTAGATGTAACGCTTGCTTTGATGCCTGATTGACTACGGAAGTCTAAAGTTACACGACCATTTACTTCCGAGAAGTCGATAGATGCAACTGAACCACAAGCGAATGCAGCGTGTTCAATATCACCATAGATAGGCGTTACGTCAGCAACATCATTCTCTTTAAGCCATGCCGCAAAGTTTGCCGTGCTGTTCGCAATAGTCGCGGTAGGCTCTTTACCATATTGGAATAGCCAAAAACGGTGATTCTGCTTAGTTACCCAAGTTGCGATTTCTTTGAACCAATCAACATCAAACCCAATACCTGTAATCGGCGCAAAGTTCAATGTGTAATCCGTTACACGCTCTAAAGCCGAATCAGCAGTATCAGCAACGGTAGTGTTGTTTAGTGTAGCACCACCTACTTCCGATAAGCCTAAAGCAACCGCAGCAGTACCCGAACCAAAGCTGATGCTAGAAGTTAAGCCTGTTGTTCCCGATGCAACGATGAACGCTTGCAGTTGGGTATCAAAAGTTACGGTAGCGGTTAATGCCGTGCCGATTAAAGTCGCTGCATTGCTGAAAGATGTAGCAGCAGAAAGGTTCACTGTACCTGTTTTTAGTGTGCCATCAATCGTGACATTTAAAGTTCCTGTAATTGCTTTTAGTTGTTCAAGAGTAGTTGAACGCAAAGACAAACCAATCAACCGAGCTGCTTTATCAGCATTCACGTATTCAGCAAAGAAAACCGAATAAGGCTTGATGGTTGAACCTGAGAAACCTTGCAGGTAAGTTTCAGCAAATTTGTACTCGTTAGACGTTGAACCAAAGTCATCACGTACAGTATCGAGGTCGAAATATTGCTTAATTGGAAATTTAGAAGCAGCCGTAAAGACTACCGTATTCAGCGATAGTTCAGACCCACCTGCGGCTAACGCGCTTGGCAGGATATTGACAATATCGCTTGCTGGAATTGATTGAAACATGCTTAATCCTTTTTAGAATGGCGATGATATATCTGGGCTTGGAATGTCGGTATCCGACTGCTCTGTATAAGTGTAATGTGGATTGTATTGTAAAGCAATTTCCAACATAAATCTCTTTTCATATTGGTCTTGTTCGTTGATAAATTCCATGTTGCGAACTTGATTGTTGTAAAGTGGTTGGATGGCTTGCAGCTCATTTGTGGTGTAAGTTGAACGCCACATCACCGCGACCTGATTAGCACGATTAAAAGCCTGCTCACCATAGAAGTCTAACTGCATCATAAATGCGCGTGAGTTCTGGATAGTCGAGATATTATTAGCGTTATCGTATGTCGGTTGGTCCAAGGCTTCACTGTAAGGCATGAGCGTCATTACAATGCCATCCTGACTCAATGGGCTATTGTTCTGCAAACCTTGCTCTACAGGGCAGTTAAACA